TATTTCTCTCAGCTATTTTAGCATTAGTAGCTTCAATAGCTCTAATAACCATCTTTAAAGAGTTTCTAAGATGATTAATATCCATATGGTCAACATCTATCTGTTGACCATTTGCCATTTTCCAGTAATATTTTTTCATTTTGAGATTATTTTTAAGATTAATAAAATAATAAGTTGTTATTGGCTGTACTCAAGACCAATATTCATCACATCTTACCTATCAGGACATCCTGTGGCATTACCCAACTTTGCTACCTGCTTTTTATGCAGCACCCATATCCTATGGGTAGTGAGGAGACGCTCTGTGTGATTACAACTTATTAAGATTAAAAGGGTAGATCATCATACTTATCAGTTAGTTGATCATCCCACTGTCTTCCTGCATAAGAAAAAATCTTATGATTCGGGAACACAGATTTTGCTGCTTCTATAGCAATAGTATCATCATAGACACCATAGTCACTGGACTTAGAGTATAAAACAACATTATTGTTAATTACTTTAATCCATCCACCATTAATAGTTTCCCAATTATATTCACGGAATATATTACTGATCATACTATGTGCATTACTTACAAACCTGTATGGATCAAAACGGAACCTATAAGATTTAGTTTCTCTATGCTGTTGTATAATGAATTTAGCACCATTATCAATAAGCAAATCAGTAAAGTCTAACTTTTGTTTGTAGACTTTAACTGCAGTATTGAACATCTTGTGTTCTAACTTAGCTATCTCATCACATTTTTGATGAAACCAGTTTTCATACTGTATATTATCAGCTTCATCAATTTCTTCTTTATCATCTAACTCTATTTGTTTAGTAGATAAAGCTTTGACAGCTTCCATAACTTTCTCAGTCATCTTTGCTTGATGCTGATACATACTAGGATTAACAGTAGCTATGAATCTATCTGACTCAGCTGCTGTAATGTCATTGTTGTAAGCACCACCGGCAAATGACTTGAAGTCACTGCATGGTACTTTGAATTCTGGTAGTTTACTTGTAACTAACCATATGTATGTATTGTTATAACTTGTTACAGTATACATACCATTTCTAGAATTTAAGTGAATTTTCATTTGAGATTATTTTTGAGATTAATAAATACATAAAAAATGAGCAGTTTGTCTACATGCTCAGGTATACGCAGAATATCACTGCCTTTCTATTGTGTACTCTCACAAGGTTCTAAACCTTGATACATATCCCGATATTACTGCCTAGCCTTTTAGTGACTATTTTCATATCTTAAGGGTCCAACTTATTAAGTTGCTAGGTTTCACCTGACCAGTTTCACAGGGTAATGTAACTATTGCATGAGAGTATATCCCTCTGCACTCAGTTGTAATAGAAGTAACAGTTACTAAAAAGTTAGTGTTACATTGGACAACGCTTAGGTGTAGCTCTTCACTATACTTCGTTCTCTCCTTACTATTACAACTGCTCACCCTTGGGAAGTGAGTTGTGGTGCATTAGTAACCTAGTACTTACTCACAGTACTAGGTCTTAGGTTTTATACTAGAGATAACCTACATCTCTCCATCCTTTTTATTACGCGAATCAGAGGATACCGCGGAGTAGTACTCTCACAAGGTTGCAACCCTTGCATTAACAGTTACTATTCAGATACTATTGCTGTTAATTTACTAATGCCTGCTTGGATGAGAGTAATATATCTCTGTACTCAGTTTACAACTGTGAGCACAAAGGTTTCCGGAAGCATTTACTGTCCTAAAGCACATAACACTAATAATACTACTAGTAATAGAAGTAATACTGATTAATATATGTATAGACACACTTAATACTTTATATATAGGGAAATGCTTAGTCTTGTGTTAGCTATATAAATATTCATATACAGCAAGTTAAGTATTTATGTAATCATGTGATAGGGTATAGATATGTGAGGAGTAGAACACCTTTCCACACTTTATCACACATTCTCACACAATTTACAAAAAATTAACTAGCTGATTATCAATATCAAAGTGCCAATGCTCCACAGGGTGGAGACAACACTGTAGCATAAAGCAATATGTTGAACATAGTATTAATTTTCCTATAGAACAACATAGTATGCATAATGCAACAGGTTGAACTGTACACTATGCGGATTACCAAATGCCAATTATTGTATATATAGTATTTAGTTTCCGCACTATAATAAAAGGGTTAGTGAAAAAGAGGGAAAGAAAAAGAATATAGTATGCTATTATGCATACTATATCCTGATGACTACTTCTTAGCCTCTGTCTCTACCTGCTCTTCCACAGGTGCAGACATCTTACCAAGGAAGCCACTTATACCACTCAATTTGCTAACACTTGATTTAGCATACTCAGTAGCAAATGTCACAGATGTCTTACTCATCTTTTCAGTCATTGCCATCTCTACCATAACATCTGTATCATCTAAGTAATACCTGTTATTCTTACTGATGCCAACCTCGCAAGGATTCATCAATAATGGCTCATTTCTGAATACTAATGGCAAACCTGTTTCCTCTTCATATTGAGGATACTCTTTGAAATTCTCAGTTTTTACCAACTCAGCAATTTCTTCTTTAGTGCCCGTGATTACATATCTAAATGATAATCCTGTTTTGCTCTTAGCACTTTTGCTCTTTCCAACTAATTTAGCTTTCATAATTTTTAGTTTTAATTAATTAATAATTTATTTTTATTTAGTTAAGGGTTAGTAAAGAAGAGGGAAGAAAAAAAAGAATACCAATTAAGGTATTCTCTTGTTGAGTGGCTAACTCTGTTTATGGTCTCACATCTCAAAGCCTATAAGAGAACGCCTATGTTTGATTACATAATAAAACTACAATTGATAACATCATTAGTTCAGTTCAATCAATAATAATTTATTTTAATTTATATAAGGGTTAGATGTAAAAAGAAAATGAGGTCTTATACCTCACTCTCTAAATTAGTTTCTAACCAATCAGCTATTACTTCAGGATCTTCTACTATTTCTTTCACATGCTCTTTTTCATTCAATGTGATAGTTTTTCTTAACCATGCACCATGATCCATTCTAGAATATTTATCTCTAGATAGTTCATACTCAGTATAGTTATCTGCATTAACTATATCTTGATGTTCTGCCATAACAACTATATCCTTACTTACAGGTCTTACAACAGTTATCAACATAGTTTTATTCCAAGGATTATATCCATTAAAACATGCAGGTAAATCTTTAAATTCAGTACCTTTATATTTATAAGTATATGTATGAAGTGCCTTAAATATTGGCTCTTCATAGATACCTAATAACAACTCAACAGCATGTTCTCTGTTTGGTGTCATATCAGCTATTTCTAATAGTGTGTCCACATTATTACCAAACTTAGTACTTAATGCAACTCTAATAATTTTCTCCATAATAAATAAATTTAATTTTATATCAATTAAGGGTTAGTAAGAATGAGGGAAAAAAGAAAGAGTGCTAATGCACTCTTAATACCTTTTCAATATTGGTATACTTGCCAACCTCTTTCAAGGTGCAAGTCACATCATAAATGCGGTTTAATACCATACCACACTTAGTAGCATAGTTCTTGTTGATTGTGAAGGATTTATTTTCAAATCCGACAACAATTAACATGAATCCCCAATCTTGAGAACTCTTACACACTTTAGCTCTGAAAGTGAATAACCTATCTTTCTTTTCCATGACAATTAATTTTAATATTTTATTCTAGTTAAGGGTTCGTTGTTCTGAGTTAGTGGGGGGTAGGGGTGCTGGCTTGTGGGGCGGGGGGCTGGTTACAGGGGGATCTCAACATCTCACTACATATACAGGCCCCAAATACCGTAAGCATATATTAGTGAATCTCTCACAGCAATATTACCATGGGGTAAGTTACCACTTGGTAACATGAGTGGGGGGGTTGTTATACATCATGAAAATTTTATAAAAAATTTTTTATCTATAGTTGTGCTATAAGAAATGTTACATATATTTGTTCTGTCGTTTAGGTGCTGTTTCCGCAAATCCTAGTTTGTTGTGTAGCCCTGGTGTAAAATCCCAGGGCTTTTTTACAGAACCGCTTTTTTAGCTCAGTTGGTTAGAGCACTAGACTGTTAATCTGGGGGTCCTAGGTTCGAGCCCTAGAAAAAGCGCAACTCTCCCCTGTAGATAGGATCTGCAGGTTCAGTGCCAGGTAAGCATACCATAAGAACTGCTCACTAGATCTGGCCTTCTCTGCGCAGGAAAGTGAATGTGCACTAAGTCTGGTTGACGAACCCCACTTAGTCAGTCATATAACTGTTTGCAACACCCAGGAAAGTTTCTCTGATCAAGAATTACTTCCTGGGTTTTTTATTTAAAATAATTCATATATTTGTGGAACCAACAAACTAAGTATGAGTAAGAGTAAAAAAAAGGAACCTCTAGTCCTTGTAGAAATCAGTATTAATTCAGATGATAAATTTGAGATCAGACTCCAGAGAGTTGATAAATCTACTATTCCAGTTATAGTGGGTTTATTAGAAAAGGTAAAGTTTGATTTACTAGCAAGAGATTTTGATGAAGATGGTGCAGCTGAAGAGTTGCCGTCTGTGAATGTTACAAATAATAAATATGATGCGTGATGACTGAAAGATATATGAGTAAGCCTACATATGTTGATGTGTTAAAATACATAGATGATGAAAGAGATTCTGTGTTTGCTTTTACAAACGGCAAAGCTGAGTTTATTATACCAGCAAATACAAAGCAGTTGACATTATATGTACATACTGATTTGGGTCCTAAGAAGTGTAATCCTAATGATTATATTGTAAAGGATAGTGAAGGTCACTTCAGTGTATTAACAGAAGGACAACTAGATGAACTTTTTTTAAAAGTAAAGAAAACAGAAAATAAATTATTATGAGTAAAACAAGTAACAAACAAAGAGTAGAAGCTTTGAAAGGATGGCTTCAATGGTTATTAATCACTAAAAATAAAAAGTAATGAGTGAGACAGTAGTGAGTATTCCGGAAATAATTGGAATGAATGAGACTAAAGTGCTTTCATTTGGTGAAGAGTTAGTAGGGATTGAGTTCAATCCATCTAATGATGCTGGTGTAGCTAAAGTAAAAGAATTGTATGCTGAGATTGCAAACATTCTTAAAGATGCTTACCAAGAGGGTCCAGGAAATCCAATTAAAAGTTTATTATTTGACCATGCTGTGGGAGAATTAGTAAGTGCACAAATGGCAGTAGTAAAAGTAATCACGTTTAAATAAAAGAAAAATGAAACTATTAGGAAAAAGAATTTTGATCAATATCCCGATTATTGAGAAACCAATAATTGAATTATCTCCAGCTCAAGAAGCAGAGCGCGAAAGAGAAGCAGTTAAGAAATGGACTGAATTAGAAATTCATGCTGTGGGAGATGAAGTAGAAAAAGTAAAAGCTGGAGACAAAGTGTATGTTCAAACATTTGCTTTAGAAGGTGCTGAGAAGATTGATCTTGACGGGTCAATTAAGTTATTGGTAAAAGAGTTTGACATTGCAATAGTATACTAAGATGAATGAATTGCGTTATGAACATTATAACCGTCAAGTGATGAAAGATTTAAAAAAGAAAAATGTAAGCATGACGGTTGAGCCTAAATGGATTGATCCTCAAGAGTATAACAAAAATATTTTGAACAACATGCCGAAGTGTACACCATTTAACACTCCTACCGAACAACCAAGTGCGTTAAGACCTAAGCATTACGGTGGAGCTGATAGTACATATGAAGTATTCAAAGTGTTAGAGGCTTGGGAACTTGATAAAGATTTCTATTTAGGTAATGTAATCAAGTATGTTGCGAGAGCTGGTAAGAAAGATTCTTTAAAAACAAAAGAGGATTTACAAAAAGCTTTAGTATATTTGCAACGCAGAATTGATAGTTTATGATTGTTGTATATTTAATTATTGGGTTGATAGCTTTGTATGTTCTTTATGAATTAAACAACTTTTATCGCATGCCTACATATAATAAGGTTTATAATATGTGGCAAGAAGATGTTGAGAAAGTTGGTAAAGCTAATATAGCAATAATTAGTATGTGTATAATATCATTCCTTATGGGAGCAATAACTGTGTTAATGATCAGTTAATTTTTTTTATTTACAAATTTAAAGCCCTGGTTTATACTAGGGCTTTTTTTATTCCTAATTTTTTTGTATATTATATAGTAAATAACTAATTTTTTTATAATGCCTGCAAAATTTGTACCTCAATCACCAGATCCTTTTTTAAAAGTTGATGCTGATACGACCCTAGTAAAGTATGGTCATATAAATTTTTTACTTAACCAAATCAATACTAATGTGTATGCTGATAATGAAGCAGCTATGGAAGATGGATTGGAAATAGGAGATTTATATAGGAATAATTTAGGACAAGTGTTTGTAGTATTTAAACCTTAATAATTTTTATAATATGAGTTTTACAGGACAAATTAATTTTGGGTACCCTATAACGTCCCAAAACATTATTACAGATGTACCAGATAATGCTGTGTTACCTTTATCAGTAGTTAATAGCTTACAAGGTAATATATTAGGTGTAACTTTTGAGACATTGAAGTCTCAATTATCTAGTTCATGGGGTAACATTACCGGAAATATTTATGCTCAGAATGATTTAATAAATTTGTTTAATGATAAACAAAATGTATTATATTCAGGTAGCAATATTAAAACTATTAATGGTAACTCTGTTTTAGGTGGAGGTAACCTTACAGTAGGTGTAGGTGATGGTGATAAAGGTGATATTACAGTTTCAGGTGGAGGTAATACTTGGACAGTTGACAATTTACCACAATCTAGAATAAACAACTTAACATCAGACTTAGCTGGAAAACAAGCTACGTTAACTAATGGTTCTGTAACTGATAACTTATTAGCATCTACATTTGTTAAACCATCAACAGCACCAGTATTAACAGGAACAAACTTTACAAATATTCCTCAGTCAGCAGTAACTAACTTAACAACTGACTTATCTGGAAAACAAGCCACTCTTACATCAGGTTCTAATATCAAAACAATAAACAGCACATCTTTATTAGGTAGTGGTGATCTTGCAGTTCAACCAACACTTACAAGTGGAACTAATATTAAAACTATTAATGGTTCTAGTATATTAGGTTCAGGAGATTTAACAGTTGGTTTACCAAGTTTTATTGAGTATAATACAGGTGAAAAAACTGTTTGGAATAATGGTGCATCTAATATTGCTTCAAATACTTCATTTGGAGAAAATGCATTAATAAACACAACCGGAGTAGAAAATACTGGTTTTGGTCGTCTAGCACTTAATGCTAATACTACAGGACAGAAAAACACGGCAGTTGGGGCAAATGTTTTAACTAGTATTACTTTTGCAAGTAACAATACTGGAGTCGGGGCTCTTGCATTAAATGTAACAACAACCGGTAGTAGTAACAGTGCTTTAGGAGAAGCAACTTTAAAATCTAACACATCTGGTTCTGATAATACAGCAGTAGGTAGAGCATCAACAAATGAAAATACAACAGGTAGTAATAATACAGCTGTTGGTTCAATAAGTTTGTTTGCTAATACAACTGGTTCTTTTAATACAGCAGTTGGTAGAAGCGCATTACAATCTAATACTACAGCTAATAATCAAACTGCTGTGGGTTATAATGCATTAACATCATCAACAGGTTCTGGAAATACAGCTGTTGGTTATGAGGCAGGAAGAAATACTTCAACAGGTAGTATTACAGCTATTGGAGCATCAGCATTAAGAGCTAATACAACAGGTATTGGTAATACAGCAGTTGGTTCAAGTGCTTATTATTTAAATAGTACTGGTAATTTTAATACTGTTGTGGGTGCTACAGCAATGTTAAATGGTGTAAACGGTTCAAACAATACAGTTATTGGTAATGATGCTATGAGAATGTATGCATCAGCTCCTCAAGATATTGTAGCTGTAGGTGCAAGTGCATTAAGTAATACAACTTCAGGAAAGCATACAGCTGTTGGAACAGAAACTTTAGTAGCACAAACAACAGGTAATGAAAATACAGCTGTTGGATATCGTACATTAAGTAGTTTAACTACAGGTGTTGCTAATACATCTGTTGGTCATTCAGCTCTTAGTGGTATAACCACAGGCGGGTATAATGTTAGTTTAGGAATAGAGGCAGGTTTAGGTATTACCACAGGATTTTCAAATGTAGCATTGGGAGCTTCTACAGGTATAACAGGTGCTGCAACAAACAACGTGGTAGTTGGTAGAAGTGCATCAGTTACTACATTTAGTGGTTCGGTTG